CTTGCTGCCTTCGGTCGCGACCACCCGCGCCTTGTAGGGCGCGTTGAAACGTCCCCACAGGCAGGTCCGCTTAGTGTAGGAGTCGCCGTAGTCGGATGGATCGAAAAGCATCACAGGCTCGCCCAGCCAGCGGTTGAGGCGGCCAACTGGGTTCTCGATAACCCACCACTGCGGGCGATGAATGAGAATGATCCGGCAGGCGGCATCGACCGTGGACAGACCATCGAGCAGAACGCGTTCGCCCTTGCCACTCCACCAGCGCGCCCCGCTGCCCGCAAAGTCTGTGCATGGTGGCGCAGCCAACACGCCCCGCACCGGATAGGGAAGCGCCTCGAACAGTCGGGCGTCCTCGCCGTGCTGCAAGTCGATCTGGCGCACGTCATAGCCGGCGTCCCGGTAGGGGCGCGACCAGTTGCCGGTGAAGTCGAACAGGGAAAGAATTGTCAGCATCGTCCTAATCCGGTGGCAGGCTCAGGATCAGCCCGACGCGCTCCTGCTCGGCACTGTCAGCGAGCTCCTGCCAGCGCTTCGCCTCAGCCTGCAGCATGCGGCTGCCAAAGTCGTCGCCGTCGATCGCAAGACTCTGCCGCCGCAGCCGCTCGGCCTGCCCGCGGGCGGCGCTGATGAGTTCGTTAATGGCGGTCCTCATCGGCCGCCCCCTCATCGACCAGCCGCACGATCTGCGGCACACCGGCCTGCACCAGCAGGACTTGGATGCTCGCCAGAATGGTTTCCCGCACCGCCCGATCAGCGACGGCCTGGTCGCGCTCCAGCATGCAGGACGTGGCCCGGCTTTCGAGCAGCAGCCGCTCGCGCTTAAGCCCCTCGACCTCGGTTTCCAGTTCGCGCAGCCGGACGTGGGCGTGGTCGAGCGCCTCCTTGGTCCGGTCGAGTTCGTCCTCGCGGCGCTGGAAATTCTCGATAAATAATTCCGCCGCCTTGATGCGAGTATCCGGCAAGGTTTGCGAAGCTTTCTTGCCGTTGCCATTAGTAGTGGGCAGGTTGTTCATGGCGCTCCCCTCATGGTTCGAAGTTCGTTTTCAGGCCGCTTTCCACTGGCCGTTCCAGCCGCCGCGGCGCCTTGGTGCCGAGTGGATGTGACAGCGTGGTCCGCTCCGGATGCTCGCGCCCCAGCGCCGCCAGCATCGCCTCGCCGGCAGTCAGCCGATCGGCATGCTCGGCGTGGTCGATGACCTCAAGCCGGAGGTCGTCCATGGGCGGTCGGCCGCGGTACTGTCGGGCGACGGTCATCGACGGATCGCCTTGGCGGAGTGATCGCGGCAGTAGGGCGAGGCGAGCACCGCTGGCTGGCCGCAGAACAGAAAAGGGCCGTCACCATCCGGCCACCGGCACTGACTGTCCGATAGTTCGTGCAGCGGCAGGCCGAGAAACGCGAGCGGCTCGGGTGGCTGCGGTCGCGGCCGTGGCCGTATCTCTGGCTTCGGCTCCTCACGCACGAAATACGCTGGCGGTAACGGTTCGGGGGATGGCATCGGGGCGGTCCTCCTCTTGCCGTGGGGAAACTTGTTGCGGTGGCAAAGCCCAATCACCGCGTTGCGGGTGACCGGCGGGTGCAGTTGCCGCGCGATCTCGCCAGCCGAGTAGCCCTGCGCCCACAGATCGCGCACCATCTCCTTGCGGGCGTCAGTCCAGGTCGCGAGCTGCCACGGCATCGTCACCCCTCATCGTCGGCGAGCCAGGGGCGCGGACTCGGTTGGTGTTTGGATCGTCCATAATTCGGCGGGAGCAGAAAAGCCGCGGCGTTCAAGCTCGGCCGTCATCACCAGATAGGCATCGGGCGCGATGCGACCGCGATCTCCCCAATTCCAGACAGCCTGCGTGCTTTTTCCGGTGAGGCGGCCGACTTCGGCCGGCCCGCCTAATTCGCGCAGAACCTCGGCAATCGTTTTAAGGCGTTGAACCATGATGCATCATCATATACACCAAGGGTGTAGTTGGCAAGTCGCGTCTGTTGGTTTATCGCCTATGGTAGTTAAGGCGGCTAGAGTATCGGCCATGCCGAAACGCGTGCCCAATCCAATGAGCCTCGAAGAAATAGCCCGACGGCTGGTTCTGACCCGGCAAGCTTTGGAAATCTCACAAGTTTTAATGGCAAAGCGAGTTGGGGCAACACCACAAGCCTGGAACAACTACGAAACTGGGCGCAAGCGTATCTCGATCGACCAAGCATTGCGATTATGCATTGCGACCGGCGTTGATTTGGACTGGATTTACCGTGGCGAAATGGACGGAATACCGAGTGCCCTGCTCGACAAGATAATGGCCATTCTGTCTGAGCCTAGTCGGGTTCGGAACTCACGCTGACGAGCGCCGGCCGGTTCTCCTTTTTTGTTCCAAATAGGAACTCATCAATAAGGGCCTGGGTGTATTCAAGCACCCTTGTGGCCTCTGCCTGATCTTCCGGTAATTGTGTAGCAATTTGAACGGCCAAGCGGCGAAGATGGTTGTCGTCGTCATCGCTTTTTGATTTGCGATGCACAAATGCGGAACTCATTGGGTTCCCCTTCTTTGCCGTCGATCCAATCCGGATTTAAACACAAAAAAATAAGACGCGCTACCTAGGGCGCTGTTTATAAATAAACCTTCCGTGTATCTAATTGCTTGACACTAAACCGCGGGTGTATACGATGTCTCCCATCGTTTTGGAGACGCTTCGTGCCGCGCGCTGAGAAATCCAGACTTTGCATCGACTGCGGCCGGTGGTTCCGCAATAGAAAAGCATTTCGGCGCTGTCCCCTTTGTGCAAGCGCCATCAACGAAACGTGGAAGCAAGCAAACCTCAAGGTAACTCAGGCGCTTCGCAACGGCGTTCTCGTCCGTAAGGCCTGCGAAATTTGCGGGAACGAGAAGGCGGACGCCCACCACAACGATTACTCCCTCCCGCTCGAAATCATGTGGCTGTGTCGCAGCCACCACCGTCAGTTTCATGCCGCCGTCAACCGCGCGGTCGCGATGTATGGAACTGAATTGGAGACACCGCCATGCCATCCCTCGACCTAGAATTTAACGAACTGCCGCTGCTCGTCGACCTCGACGGCTACCACTCGGCCCCGGTCGACGGCGTCGCCGAGATCAAGTTTCACGACAGCCAGGACTGGTGCATCACCGGCATCACGCTGACCGGCTATCGCCGCGCCTCCGCCGAGGAGGTCGAGAAGACCGGCGTGTTCGTACAGAAATGGGTGACGCTCGATCCGCAGCGGCATGAGTGGCTTTACAACCAGATCTGCGAACGGCTGGAGCACGCGCCACTGCTCGCCACGGTCGAGGCCGAGATCATCGCGCATATGGAGGATGCGCTGTGATGTCCCTCACCGAGCAGGAGATCGATCGTGCCATCGCGCTCTGCGACGAGATCGTGCAGGCGGCCGTGCGGATCGAGAAGATCATTGCCGAGGCCAAGGTCGAGTGCGCCAAGCTGGCGCGCGACCTCGCCAAGGCCATGGAGGAGGCGGAAACGCGATGACACTGGAATTTTTAACCTCGGAGTTCGATCCGCTCTCGCTGCGGATCTCTGCGCTGGCGATGGGCCAAGCCGTCAAGTGGGCCAACACCGGCAAGACCGATGTGGAAATCATGGTCGAATTGGTCGACGCAATGGCCGTCAGCCTGGCGTCAATCCTGACCGGCTGTTTGGCTGAAAGCGCCAACCCCAAGGAGAGCATCGAAGAGGTGGTGAATACCGCGGCGGCGCGCACCAAACATCTAGCAAATCGGCAACTCGATAAGTTCCAAAAACATCTCAAGAAAGCCAGGAAGCAAGATGCTCACGCCCGCCCAAATTGACGCGCGCAAGGGCAAGCTAACGGCCTCGCGCATTGCATGTCTCATGCGTGGCGATACCGTCAAGATCATGGATCTCTATCGCGAGATGATCGGTGATCCGACTTGGACTGAAGAAGATCTCTCCGAAAATTGGGCAGTGCAACTTGGCAGTTTCACCGAGCCGCTGAACTTACGATGGTTTGAACTAAAGCGCGGGCCACTATCGCGCCAAGGCGAAGTTGCTGTTCATCCTAATGGTTGGCTTGCTTGCACGCTGGATGCTTGGAGCGTTCTGCACGAGTGTCCAGTGGAGACAAAACACACGGGTGGACACGAACCATTTGAGACTTTGGTTGAGCGTTATCAGCCGCAGATGCACACGCAGATGATTGTTACAAACACGAAACAATGTGCGCTGTCGATCATTCTCGGCGCACGCGAGCCAGTCGTCGACTTCGTGGACTACGACGAAGACTACGGCGCTGAACTGATGCGGCGCGGGGAAGCTTTCATGCAATGCGTGTGGTCGAAGACGCCGCCGGTCGATGTCGACGAGCCCGTCGTGCCGCCGGTGCCGGGCAAGGTCTACGACATGAGTTCTTCAAACTTGTGGTCATCCGAAGCCTTCACCTGGCTGGAAAACATCCAGGCCAAGAAGCTAGCTGAAATGGCCGAGAAGTCGCTCAAGGCCATGGTGCCAGCCGACGCTAAGAAGTGCGAAGGCCACGGCATTTACATCAGCCGCGATCGAGGCGGGCGATTAAGTTTGAGGGAAATGTCATGAACGAAGTAGCTAAGATTGAGCGCCACGAGCCGATGACGCTTGTGCCTAGCAACATGGCCGAAGCCATGCAGTTGGCCAACCTGATGGCCACTGCGAAACTCGTGCCCGTCGCGCTGCAGAAAAGCCCGGCCGACTGTCTGATGGTAATTCAGCAGGCGGTGAGGTGGGGAATGGACGTTTTCGCTGTTGCCCAGGAATGCAGCGTCATCCAAGGCAAGTTGATGCACTCCGGCAAACTCGTCGCAGCCGTCGTCAATGCGCGCGGCGGTCTTACGCAACGGCTGTCATTTGAATACGACGGCGAAGGTGACAAGCGGCGCATCATCGTCAGTGGTCACCTGAAAGGCGAAGCCGAACCGCGCACGGTGACGGTGACGTTGAAGGAAGCCCGCACGCAAAACAAGGTCTGGCAGACGCAGCCCGACCAGCAACTGATGTATCACGGCACCCGCGTCTGGGCGCGGCGACACACGCCGGAACTGATGCTCGGTGTCTATTCGCCGGAAGAGTTCGACGACGGGCCAGCCAAGGAGCGGCGAGCACCGACGCCCTCACCGCTGAAGATGGCCAAGCTCGCCGAGGTCGCCGTGACCACTTACGATCCGCAGACCGGCGAGGTCGCACCGCCGAAGCCCGACTTTGTTCACTTCGCTCCCGGCTCGTCCCTGACTTACGACCGAGAGACCGGCGAGGTCACCGATACCAATGAACCAGTTCGGGAGGACGACGCCCCAGCCGCGCCTCCTGAAAGCCCCTCCGCGCCATCCGGTACAGCATACGCGGAGGGGCACCTTTCCGACGACATCCTATCGTTCGAGGATATGGCGCGCGAGGCGGCCATGCGTGGGCAGGCCGTATTCTCGAAATTCTACAAAAGCCGCAACGACGCTGAGAAGATTACGCTCAACCAGATGGGCGATGAACTGCGGCAACTGATGGACGCGGCACCAACATGACGAAATTCAGCGAGCAGCCCGGCTTCATCCCGCCCTGGCAGGACATTTCGACATTGTGCGCCAACATCTGCTTGTCGGAGGCGGATGTTTGGCAAATGGTGAAGGACGGCGATCTGCCTGCGCCAGAACGGCAATCGTCAAAGGGGCCGCTATGGCGATGGAGCCAAGTGGATAGGACGTTGAGCGACGGCCTCGCAGGCACCAACCGCGTTTATTTCATCGAGATGAATGATTTCATCAAAATCGGGTTCACCCGCAATCTATCGCGCCGACTAGAAGATTTGTCACTCGGGCATCCCTATGAAATCCGGCTGCTTCACGACATCCCCGGCACTTTTGATACCGAAACCGACATGCACAGGCGATTTAAGCATCTGCATGTGCGGGGAGAGTGGTTCAAAAAGGATGCCGACGTTCTTGAGTTTATCGAACAGAGTAAGCGGGGCGAGCCCGGATGACTGCTCTCCATACCATGGAGGAGACGGCTACAAAACTGCGGATAAGCCGCCGTAGCTTGCAAGACTTTATCCAGGACCACCCCTACTATCGATCTTTCGGTCGCAAGAAGCTGTTCACCGACGAAGATGTCGCCCGCCTGATCGAGGCCATGCCATGCCCTGGAAACTCGTCCCACCCCGTGAAGGCAAAACGCCGTTCTGGTACGTCCGGGGAAAATACCTCGGCATCGCTCTTGACCGAAGTACGGGCGCTGGCGAGAGGCGAGCCGCTGCTACGATCTTCAATACCTGGAAGCGACAAGCGGAGCGTGGTGAGTTTTCCAATCCCACCAAAGTTGCCGACCCGGAGCTGTTCTTGAGCGCGGCAAAAGCCTACATGCTGGCCGGCGGCGAGCGGCAATATCTCGAGGCTATTTGCAACAAATGGCCGACGAGGCTCTTGTCCGATATTGACCAAGTGGCGATCGATACGCTGGCTGGTGAACTCTATCCGACCTCGCCTGCATCGACGCGCAACCGACAGGTCTACACGCCGGTTTCTGCCATCCTGAAACACGTCGGGATCGAGAAAAAGATCAAGCGGCCAAAAGGCTGGCGCGGCAGCAAACGGACATTCTGGCTCAAGCCGGAACAGACGTTTGCACTTCTCGATGAGGCGTCCAAGATCGATGCCGAGTTTGGCATCTTCTGTACGCTGCTCAACTATACCGGCTTGCGGCTGTCGGAAGGACTCGGGCTGCAATGCGAGCAGCTCGACCTGCAGCGTGAATACGCCTACGTCCCTGACACCAAGACGGGAGAACCTCGTGCTGTGTATCTGCCGCCCATCGTCGTCGCCTCCCTTGCCGGACACCCTCGTACCCTTGCCAGGAATGGGCGGTTATTCCGTTTCCATAACGGAGGACGGTTTCGGGATATGTTTGATCAGGCTTGTGACCACGCCGGGATTGATCTTCCTGCGCGAACCGCCTTTCACGTTTTCCGCCATAACTACGCGACCTGGATGAGGCTATACGGAGGGCTTGATGCGCTCGGCCTCACCCGGACAGGAGCTTGGGCAGATATGGCGTCAGTGGAGAGATATGCCCATAGCGAGCCTACCAGCGAGGCGCGGCAGGCTGCGTTGTTGCCGACGCCAAGCGCCGGGACGCGGTCCAAGAGGCAAACGGGATGAAGCGCGGCAAGCGAGATATCTTCGCAACGATCGTCGACGCGGCGAAGGCAGGCAGGAGCGTTTATCTGTCCCCGGAAGAATGCGCGGTGCTGGCAAAGCATCCCGACATAGCAACACGCGATGCGACCGCGCTATGCGGTGAATGGCGACAAATCCCCGGTTATCCGAACTATGAAGTTTCCTCCGATGGACGTGTGCGAAGCGGAGGCAGGACGCTGCGAACTACCCCATCAAAATATGGGCACCTGAAAGTTACTCTCTACAACGGTACCCGACATGGCCCCGCGGCTCGTGGACGCCGCGCACAGGTTCACCAACTGGTTGCTACCGCGTTCATAGGCCCCGCGCCTTTTGAAGGCGCTATCGTGCGGCACAAGAACGGACACCCGGCCGATAACACCAAGGATAACTTGGCCTGGGGAACGCACGAAGAGAACACCAAGGACCGCATTCAGCATTACAGGTTTGGAAAACCGGAACCCGTGGAGGGGACGTGGAGGTACGCAACTCCGCGTTTCCAATACAGGAGAAAGAAAAATGATAACAATGGGTTACAGAAATGATGGCGTTCCCTTCACACGGGAGAGGTCGTAGGTTCAATCCCTACAGCGCCCACCATTTTACGGGCACTTCCTCGGCACTAGCCGGAACAAACCGGCACCAATCAGCACCAATCGGAACAGTCAGACGTGGAGGGGACGTGGAGAGAATCTCTCTTCGTTCTCCCCTGCGGACGTATCGCCGAGCCCATCAGGTGGGCTGCGCGGTGCTTCTTTCAGGAACCTGGGCACCTTCACCTAACGGAGAACTCTCATGAGAAAAGTCTTACTGGCTGCGGCGCTGTTGGCGTCCGCGGCGTTACCGGCTAAGGCGGACATCATTCTGGGCGGCCAAAACTGGACCGGCACGGGCACCACTCTAACCCTGTCCGCGACTGTGCCGGGTGGCAACCAGCCGCAAAACGCGCCGTGCATCATCTGTGGCGAGAACCAACCGCAGCAGCCGGCAGGCTTCGGCTATAACGACTACAGCAATGCCGGCAACCTGACCTCAATCTCAGCCTTCTCCGACCAAGGCAATGGTGGCCGCAACACGCTGGCCGACGACACCTTCGCAACCGGCTATACGATCGGCAGTGGCAGTCCGCTGTTGACCTTCCTGCTGGCCAACGGTGCTACTCCCGGCAGTTTGGGATTCTCGATCGGTGTCGACATCAACTCGACCAATCAGGCCGAGACCCTCAACAGCTTCTTCTTTCTCGATCTGACCACCCACACCGTGCTGGCGTCATTCACGGGCGGCACTGCCGGTAACGTGCCGGACATCAACAATGGCACCGGCTTTCCCGACTACACGATCAGCGGCCTGACGCTCAATGGTGTCAGCGTGGGCGATACGGTTCTATTCGTCGCCCGCATGTCGGGCCTCAATGACGGGCCGGACAGTTTCTTCATAGAGCCGGGACCAACTGCTGCCGTTCCCGGACCCGTCGTCGGCGCCGGCATTCCGGGGCTGATCGCCGCCGGCATGTTCATGGTCGGTTTGGCTCGTCGCCGCAAGAACGCTGTAGCGGTGTGAAAGGCTATCCCGGCGTCAGCATAGAAACCATCCGCTACAAGCGGCGCCGCGGGAGGCTGAAAGGCCGGAAGAAAACCTACGTCTATTACAAGGCGCGAATTACTATTGGTGGCCGGGTTATCCAACTCGGCCATTTTTCTACGCCCGGAGTGGCGGCCGAAGCCTACCAGAGGGCTAAGTTGAAATTATCGTAAGGTCGGAACGTGAAGTCCGCCTCCTCCGACCATGCTCAACAAAATGCTGATCAGAATGATCGCGCATATGACGACGAACAGGATCAGGACAATTTTTGCAATTGGTTCCGGTAGCGGGAGTTGTTGCAGAACCCACCACACGAGCGCGGCCACGATTACGAATACTGCCAAATAGATGAGTAGGCCTATCATGGTCGTTCCTCCCGAATGGCTCGCGCCAGAGCCCGGTTTATTTCCTCGCTCGATGTTCTAGCTACCGCCTCCTTGATGGTCCTCGCATCCTCGCGCCGTGCGCCCTCCAGCAGCCATCGCTTGACCTTGTGGTGCCGCAAATGGGCCAACAGGGTGGCCTCGTCTGTCATGGCGGTGTCTCGCTGATGACGACATCCACGTTGCCGATCGCCTCGACATTGATCCGGACGGTGGCCGATGGCTGGCCTGGCGGCTCGATCGCGGGCGGCGTTGCCGGATCGCCGTGGATCAGAACCTCGACCAGTTTGAGGAAGCCATCGACCTCCTCGACCAGCTCGACCTCGCGCCGGTTGATCGGCCCCCAATGCTGCCGCCGCGTTCGCAGCCCGATCGCCGTCACCATGATCGCAAAGGCGGGACTGTACTTGGCGAGGAACTGGTAGGCCGCGCCCTGCCCGCTGCCAGCGTTCTCAAGCTCATTGGCGGCGGGCGTGATGCCCTGCGCGAAAATGTCGAGAAAGCCTTGCGGATCGGCCCAGTAGGCCTCCAGCAACCCCGGCAGGTTGGGGCTGGCCGAGCGGATGTTCCAACTGGTTTGGAACAGTCCCGCCTCGCAAGTGTCGGCATCGGTATTGCTGGCGCTCATGTCGCGCCCCTCGCAATAGCGGCCGGCGCTCTCCCTCATTCCGAGTCCGACCATCAGCACGAACAAATGCCGCAGCGTGTCGGCACCGGAGCGGGAATTGTCCATGCTCAAGCGTGAGAACTCGACCTCGTACCAGGCCAGCGCGTCAACATCGGCATCGCCTGCGGCCTGTGCCATTTCGATCGCCGCTGGATCGCCAGCCTCAAGCCACGTCAGCGCTAGCGCATATGCTTGCCCCATGCCGGCGATGTAGCCGCTTGGCGAGTTGCCGCGATCGTTCCAGACGTAATGCTGGACCGGATGGGTGAGCACCAGTTCATTGATCTCTTGCTGCAGCGCATCGCCCAGTCCGTCGTCACCGGTATCCATGCGCAACACCAGAGCGTCGATCTTTTCCCAGGTGGCGGGACCAACAACGCCGTCAGCCTTAAGGCCGGTCGCGGTCTGGAATCCCTTCACACCACTGGTCGTGATCGAGCCAAACTCACCGTCGGCTGGGATGCCCAACGCGGTCTGCAGGTACTCGACATCGGGACCTTCGTCGCCCGCGCGGAGAGTGCGGCGCGGGGCCGGCGGTGGCGCTCCGGCAGCCTTCGGCCACATCAACGCAATGACCGATGAGATCTTGTAGGACGCCTGATTGACGGCATCGCTTTGGTTGCCGCCGCGGCAGACGTAACTGTCGCCTTCGGTGCGTTCGTACAACGTGACGTGCCCACCGCCCTCGCGTTTCATCACGACCACGCAACCCGGCCGCGGCGCGCTCAATTCGTAGCCCCATTCCCGATCGTCCCATGCCTGTGCCCACATCCAGCGATCGGTGTCGGTCGGACCAAACACCGGCCGGATGCCTGCCTCGGTCATGCAGTAAGCTGCAGCGAGCCCGCACCAAGCGATGGAGTCCGCGGTATAGAGCGCGCAGTAAGTTGCCATGTCTGGATAGGCTTGGGCGATGGTGTCGCGCATCGCTAGGATCTTGGGATTGTCGGCGCTGCCCGACGCCTCCGTTAGGCCGGTCATCGACCTCATGGTCAGTAGCCATTCCGGGGTTGCCGCCGCAGTCATGGGTTGATGTTCAACCTCTTGGTCATCACGTCGACGATGCGATCGATGCTCTCTTTGTTTGTAGTCGTCTTGGACTCCAAAACAGTGAGCCGTTGGTCAATGGTTGCTAAATGCGGAC